TCCTGCAGACTTAAATGAAATAGCAAATGCTCAGGTGGCAGTGGATTATATGAACTCTATAAACCCTAATAACGAATATGGTAAATTTATGCAGGGAAACCCTGATGAAGCTAAAATAAATACAATGGCCCTTGCTTTAGCAGTAAAGGCATATAAAGTTGGAACCCCAACAGCCGAAATGATTAGTCACGCAAAAGGGTGGCTTACGGCTCTAGCCCCTAAACAACCTACGTCTAACAATTAGGAATACCTATGGAAAATCAATATGGCCTAACTCCTGAAACGGCCCAAATGTACATAGATAACCCTTGGGCGAATAATGAAAATATTCCTCAAGAGGAACTAGAAGCTATTGCTAATCCTGTTACTAGCCCCTCCATTAATCAAGAGGAAGAAGATGCAGATAAGGTACTTCAAGATTTAGGTCTACCTACTACTCCTCGTGTGGAGTTTAATGAGACTACTCAGGAACGACAAGAAGCTGTTCAAAGTGGAGATGATCTAACCCCAGAAGCTATCTTTGGTGAAAAACCGGGGGGTACATTCAAGGAGATAGCAAATAACTGGATAGACAGATTAACTGTATTTACCACTGAAAAATTTGATGAGTATAAGGGTTCAAACCTTGCAAATGAGAATCTAAGTGTACAACGAGCAAAAGCAGATTCCGAAACTTATGATGCTGAAGTAGCAGAATACATGACGGAAGCACAGGAGATTTATGATAACTTCGGTACTCCTGAGATAGTTGATGGAAACCCTACTGGTAGACGTATCTATGAAAGGGTGACTAATGATCCTGAAACTGGAAAGATCCTTGTTGAAAATGTAGTTGTGCCTAAACCTGAAGAGATGGGACCTGATTTTTTCAATAGAGTTTTTAGAGAAGGGTTTTTAGATTTTAGAAAAGATTTATCAGGTGCTATGCAACTTGACTTTTCTGATGATACAGGAAAGTTTGAGTTAGGAACTGCAGAAGAAGACAAAGACTTTATTCAAAGCAATCCTACTATGGAGTTAACTTCAGGTGAGCAATTACTTGCAGACGTACTTACACTGGCTCCAGTAACAGGTGGTTCTTCTACTATTACTAGAGGTGGCCTAAATCTTCTCAAGATGGCTACTAGATTAGATAAATCAGCTAGGGTAGGTGGACTAGGAAGATTTGGTAGTACAGTTATTGGGGCATCTTTAGCAGACACTCTCATAGCCAGTGAAGGACAATCAGGAATATTCCTAGATGATAAAATTCAAGATTGGGCAAAAGCTGCAGGATATGATTGGTCAGCCTCTACCTCTAGAGATGTAGGGTTACTATTAGAAGGTTTGCTTTTAAATGGTGCGCTTGATGGACTACTAACTGTAGCAGCCCCTGCCTTAATAAATTTTGGTGGGTTGAAAGCAGGAGATACAACTAAACTTAGCGCACAACAGATGGTAAAGTCTGTTAAAGATGGGCAGGTGTTAAACGTAGTTAATTTCCTTGATCCTGAAATATTAAAATCTAATGGAAAAGCTAAGAACAGAAAACTTATTAAATTATCAGAAGTTCTTAGAGCTAATTCTGTAGAAACAATTACCATAGGAAATTTTGCTAAAGACATTGATGTAACTACCACTATAGCTCTAGCCTCTGGTGCGGAAGCCTACATTAGAGAAACTCGCCAAAACTTAAAAAATACTTTTACTAAAGTAGAAGGCAGAAACAGAAATGTATTTGATGAAGAAGCATGGGAAGCCTATGTAGAAAAAGAAGCTAATGAGATGTTTGCTAGAATGGTAGCTCTTATGAAGGCTAACTCAGGTGATCCTAGACTGACGGGACTTGATGATGCCGTTATTATGCAAACGGGAGAAGCCTTTAAACAAGCTGCAGACCAAATACAGACTAAAGAGGCTTCTCAAGTTCTAACAGACAGACTAGTTGTAGGGTATAAAGAAGAAGTAGATAAACTACTAGAGAAAGCAAATATAAAACAAATTGAGATAGACGAGGTAAAACTAGCTAAACAAAATATATTACAAGATAGCGAAGAATACCTAACAGTTGTTGATGAGTTATATCCTTTTGGTGATATGACAGATCAGACAGTCTCTAGGTTTGCAAACAATGTTTTATTCCCTGAGTTTGTAAAGGCTAAACAGGCCTATCAAAATGCTTTTGACGCAGTACCAAATACACCAATTGGTCAGGACGCTGCAGAAGCTCTTATGAAAATTTTTAAAGATGCTGTTGAAAATAGCCTTCCTGCAGACAAAGTGGTAAACACTAATCGGGCTAAACAAGCGGTAAAATCAAAACTAATAGGAATATTTAACAAATTAAGTCCACAGCCTATTGGTGGTACAGAAAATACTGGACTTGTGTTTGAACAAGAAGCCACGTTTAAAGAAATTACAGATAGAGTTTCTCAACTAGGTTTTGCTGATCTATGGACTTTAAAACCAGTAATTGCCCGTCTAAAAAATACTGGTCCTGAAGATGAACGAGCAATTCTTATTGAATTAGGTAAACATCTTAATGGCAATGTAAACGAAAAGGGAGAGGCAGTAGGACAGATAGGCTATGCCATGTTGTCAGAAAATTCAGCAACTGCAGAGGCTGCAATAAAAGCACAACAGCTATGGCAAGATTTTGATAACAGGTTCCGTGACTCAGAATTTATTAAGCCTGTAACAAAAGCTTTAGAGGATAGATTGGCAAAGAAATTAGCTTTTGCTCCATCCACCGTCAAAGCGGCTGATCTAGGTACTGCAGATGTAGAAGTAGCTTTATCAAATGCTATCGACACGGCTCTAGGAGCTTCATTTAAAAGTGGTACTCTTCAGAGAGAGCTATCTGAAGCGGTAGGGGATTCTGCCATAGATGGGGCAACCGAAACTTCTCTTTTATTTAGAACAAAGATTATTAAAGATGTCGTAAACAGTCTGTCTCCATTTGTAGATCAGGGACTTACCCCACTACAGATTAGACAAGTCTTGCAAGAGCCTATAGCTAACTTACGGGCCTCTGGAAGTAATGATGCTGCAGATCAATTACAGGCCTTGATAACCAGAATAGAAAATAAAACTGTTGAGCTAGGAGACTTAAATCTTAGTCTAACAGATGAGTTAAATGCCGCCAACGATGCAATAGAGGCAAAGAAAAATAGTGTAATACAATCACTTCTGTCTAAATTTAAAGATAGTGACAACTTAGAGATGGCAACGGAAGGACCTGCTACTTCAATAAATTTACAGAGTATTTTGATAAATACAGATACTAATAATACTAAGCAACTTCTTGCTGAAATAGATAAACTTCCTACTGAAGCTGAAAAGTTGTTAGCAAAACAAGTTTTACAGGCTGAAGCATTAGATTTAATAGGGGGTAGAATATTTGGAGCCAGTACCATTGGTACTCAAAATATGAAACCCATATCTAGGGTAAACCAAGGACAGTTAGCAAAGCTCAGTAATGAAGAGGCTACAGGTCTTCTAACTAGCTTAGATTTAATCTTTGATGGACAGTCAGGTCTTGAGGATGTAAGAGAAGGGGTAGTTAGAACACTAGCCATTTTACAGAGACAATCTATGGGGACTTTTTCTAGAGGTGTGTCTGTAGGATCAAATACGTCACTGTTAACAGATCAGGCTAGAAGAACTTCAGACGCTGTATCTACAGGTATTCTTCTTGTAGCAGGATACATGAACCCGACTGCAGCATTTCTCCGTAGGCTAAGTTCTATCCCTCTAAAAGAGTTAGCTGAGTTAGAGAAAGAAGTAGCTGCAGATGCTTTAGCAGTAATATTAGCCCAACCAGAAGAGTTTGCTACCTTAATAGACAGACTTAGAAAAAATCAGAATATTCAGGCTATTAAAGGGGCAGCTAGACAGACAGTTAATGCGGCATACCAAGGCGGTAAGTACAACATATTTATAAGAGAAGAAGAGCCTACTGATGAAGAAATTGGTTTTATCCAACAATTTGTAGGTAGGGACCTATCAGAGGGTATAGGTGCAATATTTGGGGCTAAATAAATAAAACCCCCACATTGCCTCAAGCATAAAACAGTGTGGGGGCTTCAACCAACTAAGTGCCACTTCCCCATACCCGTGTTTGAGGTTGTGACGAGGTGACCAAACCTCATGCAAACAATATATAGTAGACTGCCCCCACCGTCAACCGATAGTGGGGGTTTTTCTTTAAAAACTTAGGTAATATCTACCATTTCACAGACATCCCCAGAACACGCCATTGTCCTAGAACCTGAAGTGTTATCCTCTTGCTCATAGAGGTCTAGCTCATCCCAGTTAATGTCTTTAGGCATGGACTTTAGAAGAGTGTCATAGTCTTCTCTACTTACATTCTGGTAGGGAGCCTGTTGATATGTATGTTCTTCAAAAGGTAAGAAGCTAACACCAGACATTTCATCAAAGTGTTTTAATACAAAGGAGCCTACCTCTAACCACTCTTCAGGTTTTACGTTAATAGTAACACTAGGTTTATGTTCACACCAGTGTCTCTGATAAATTAGCCAAGTCTCTAGCTGTTGTATGGCTGAGAAGTCCTTAGTACACTTAGCCCCCTCTGGCGCTCTCATAGGAAAACTAAATACAGTTGTGTGATCTGGCTTCATAAAATCAGGTTCACTAGGTATCCCCTGATCCACCATAAACTGTGTGAGAGGGTCTTTGTTATCTCCTCTAACTGTTCTTATATAGTAGGGGGAGTATCGTGGGTGTAGTCCACTGGCACTATCAACTAACTGAGAAACAGTACCAGAGGGCTTAACACAAGTTATGGCAGTACTGGCAGGTATCTTTAGCCTCTCTGACCACTCCTTGTTTGTTTTAATAGCTAACTGCTTGAGATGTTCCAGAGTTTCATTTAATGCCTCATTCTTAACAGTCATAAGTGGGTTATCCATAATACCTGTAAGGCTTACTCCAAGTAGACGCTCTTCCTCTGTGTTATCCTTCCACACTTTTCTTAAGTAAGGGAAGTAAGTAAAGGTAGATTGAATAGTGCCTAGTATAGTAGCTAGTCTAACTTTCTTCTCTATAGCAGCAATATCATCCGTAGCCCTAACAACTACTTCAGATAAATTACAGAACTGCATGGGCCTCAAGCTGATCTCAGAGCACGGGTTGCAACCGAAGTCTTGGTCGGCATCTCTTCTACCACTTTGCTCTGCAATACGTTTACAGGCTTCTCTGTTGAATATACCACGCTCACCACTTCCACTCTCTACTAAGGAAGTCCACTCCCGTATAAACGACAGTGCATCAGGAGTTTCTGTGTAGACCACGCTGTTGTTAGCCAAGGCTCTGTGTGGAGCATTCTCCCACCACTTGCCTGACTTAGCATGACGCATTCTATCATCTGACAGATTAGATAGGGATATCATAGCTGATCGCCTTACCCCACCCATAACAATAACTTCCCCTATCTTGCACATAATATCATGGCATTCCATAGAGTATAGCTTTCGCCCTTGAGCATTCTTAAAAGTAGAAATACAGAAGTTAAACAGATCTACTAGTGGGGCAGGGCCACTGGCTCTACCACCAAAGGTCTTCAGCCTAGCTCCTGCAGGTCGTACTTTAGATACATCCCACTGTGGGATTTCTCCTGCCCATAGCAACGCTAGAACTTGTCGGAAGCCTTTAGCCCACCCACGTTTACTATCCTGTATAACCACTGTGGTATCTGAACTAAAAAGGTTCTCAGGGACTTCTGGTAGCTTAGATATATACTGCCTCTCTACACTAAACCCTACGCCTGTTCCGTTGAGAAGTATATACATAGCTTCATCAAAAGACTTAGGATCATCTACTGGTAGGTAAGAACAATTATACATACAGGTATTGTCTCTCTCAGCCGCAGGTCCTGCAGTCATAAGAGATCTCATAGATGGCATTATGTTAAGACTAAGAATACCATCCCGTATTTCATCTACATAGGAGTCATTACCAATTAGAGGACGAACTACATTGTCCATGTACCTCTCTACGGTTTCGCCCCAAGTCTCTCTGCGCTTCTCTTCATCAAGCCACCTTGCATAGCGAGAAGTGGCTATAAAGGTTTGGTAGTCAGTTGGTAAGTAGTTGTTCATCTTTTTCTCATTAGGTAAGGGGCCTAGACCGAAATACTCTCTCTGAGCATTGGTGTAGGCCATTGCTTCAATATCGTCTTTAGATATCATATTAATTTATTTATTATTGTATTTAGAATCTTTCTCCAGAATGGAGATAAGTCGATCTATGTACCACCTGCATTTATATAAATCCTGCAGAGCTTTTTCCTTGTAGGGCCATCTCCACAAGTATTTGAATGCGGTTTGCCAACAGTAGGCAGAGTGACCAGATATATCTGATCCTTTAGTCATAGCTTCCATAGCATCTATACACTCTATAGAAGCATTATTATAGTGAGGTGGGTTATCCACCATGTCTAATCCAATAGTATCGGTATTCATTGTAAGGGTTAAGTCATCACCCATTGTAATAGTTTCTTTGTGAATGTGAGGTATGCTCATCAGTGTATCCTATTCTTAGGTTTTAGTTTTATAACATTGTTCTTAGTTTTATTCTCTTCTATTGCATCCATAAGAGACTGGTCTGGTTCAAACTGTATAAAATCTTCTCCAAAGTCCTCTCCTGAAACTATAGCAGATAAGTCAGACAGTTGTCTTAACATCCCACCAGTAACAGCAAAGCTTTCCATATTTATTTTAATGTCGTGTACTATTCCATTTAACATATCCAAGTAGAATATCATCTCGCCATCATTTTCTTCTAAATCGAGGTTATGAATTACCTCTATATCAACGGCTTCTGTATTTGGATTAATACATAACTCTAAACGTAAACTATTCTTTTGTAATTCATCTGCCACTTAATTTACCTTTCTCATGCAAACTAAAGAAATGCTCTGCGTCCATAACCACAAGAGGTTTCTTTCTGTCTGCCTTTAAAACTACTAAAGGTTCTGCTTTATTGGGGCAGTTTTCAATAGCTTGATCCATTAATTTATATACAGCAAAGGTTTTGTATGCCTTGCACTCAATAGAGTATGGAAATAATTTACGGGCTGCAGGGCTGAGTTGTACGTCCTCACCACCTGCCCCCATAGATGTACTACGGCAATCATCAGGCTCAAGCTTTGGGAATATAGATAATATTTTATCCCTCACCCACTGCTGATGCCGCCTACCTTTGGCTTTAGCTGATTGAACGCTTATAACCATTTAGGTAATTCGATAAAGGTGTAACTACCCCATCCCGTGCCATACTCCAAAGACTGATCTGCAAATGCTATCTGATCTATTGTATCATGCATACGCTGTGTTGCGCTCTCCATTAGTTCTGGAGTTACAACGTGCATATGTGCAACATACGGGCTAGATTTTTCACAGGTTATAAATGAAAATTCTTTCACCTCAAACCCTGCTAGTTCGCATACATATTTGTAAAACGCTGCCTGAATATCATAAGCATATTTAAAACACTCTTTGGAGAAGCCTACAGGAGAGGCATCTACCGTTGTCTTAACATCGTACACTGCACCATTTTCAGTTATCATAAGATCAGGCCTAGTTTTTAATTCTAACCCTGTTCTTTTACACTTAGCAAAGATGCTTACTTCGTTCATCCTATCCTTGTGGCGTAAAACTTTATTACACTCAGGGTGATCCAAAGCAGACTTAGCCATCCTATGAGCCATGTGGTATTCTACTTCATTGAGAAGCACCTGATCCTCTTCAAGACTTTCTTCTAATTCTTTAAATGCTTTAGAGGTTTTAGTCTTTGGCCCTTTAACAACTAAGTCTTTGTCTTCTTCCAGTAGTAGGGCATGAACTGCCGTACCTAAATTAAATGCGGTAGATGATTTATATTTTTGCCCTTTCCAGTGGGCGAGAGATTTTTTGTAGACTGTCTTTACTGTAGATGAGCCGATACCACTCATAGAATGGTATCTCTCATTAGACATATCTTTTATAACGCCCATTAGACAGCGGCTGCTACATAGTCTTTAGATAAGTCTTCTACTGCATCATATAGTTCTGCAGCTTCATCCTCATCCTGAACAACCTTTCTGGCGTTTTTATAGGATTCATCTATTCTGGCATTTTCTGATTTAACTAGGCCAAAAACATGTTTGATGCTTTCGTCAGCCATATCATCCATAGTAATAATGTCGTTAAACTGTGGACTAAAATGCATGACATAATACGATGCACCTTTAGGAGACTTACGCTTCTCTGCGCGTAGAACACTATTAAAGTCCCACACATTCATACCCTGACGCATCTTGTTAATTACATCGTGGTAAAAGGGACCATAGTTTTTACGCTTGAGAGATAGGACACACGGCTGATTTTCAATGGTAACCTCTTTACCTTGAGCCGTTTTACCAGTGTATGAAACTACCCCCCTGATAATACGGTATCTATCTATTCCGTTATACTTCTCACGTTCTTTTGGGTCCATAGCTTGTTGATCTTCAAAAGAAGGTAAACCACACATAAGTCCACCCATCTGATCCCTAGCTTCCTCACGGTTGTTTTTAACCAACAGAGACTTATTAATTAATTTACCATCATCCCAATGTTGATACTGGATGTGATTACTAAAGGCACGAAGCCTTACATTATCCTTTGCATACACCCTATCTTCTGGAGTATTTAAAAAGAACGCCCCTAATGGAATTTGATTACCATTGGCATCTTCTCCAAAGGAGTTTATTTTTAAGGTAGGTATACTGGGAGACTTCGCTCCAACAGATGCCCCTAGCTCTTCACTAATTTCAGCCAAACTCAAGCCACTTGTTTCTACTAATTCACTCATTTGAGTATCCTTTTATTGAGAGATTTCATTTTACCATTACTGTACCAACTAATCAAGTATATTCTTCCTGATCTAGCCAATTATTTCCCCCTGAGATTTCTATCTCAAGAGGCACTACCATATTATAGTTCCACCGTCTTTGTGCTTCTTTATTAACACCCGTCATAGCCCAAGTCAAAGCCTCTTTAACTATGTCTAATTCATTAGGATGAGTATCCACACAAATTGAGTCATGTACAGTTAATATCAGCTTTGATTTAAGATTTAGTTCTATAAACTTACGCCTTGCTCTTATACAGGCTAACTGAACAATGTCAGCCGCAAAGCCCTGAACTGGATAATTTAAGATCTGGGTAGCATTGCTTACCCTATCCTTCTTTACCCGTACCACAGAGGGCCAGTAGTACTGCCTACCACTAGGAGTTTCAACAATACCATTTCTCAGTGCGCCATCCATAAGTCTTTGATGCCAAGAGTATATCCCTTGGTACACCTCATAAAACTGACTGAAATATGCCCTGATATGCTCTGCCTCTCCTGCCCCAGTGCCACCAAAGAGAGGTAAAAATGTATAGGCCTTGGCTCTCTGGCGTTCCTCTTTGGTAACATCTTCAGGTTTCTTCCTGCCAATAATACTGGCAGTCTGTCTGTGAATGTCTTTACCTTTAAGGATATCTGCTAGGCCCTGACTATCTCTACTGAGTTCTACACAGACCCTAAATTCCAATCCAGAGTAGTCGCTTTCTAAAAATGTTCCGCCTTCAAAACGCGATATAAAAGCCTTACGCACGGGGAAGCCTCTTTTGGGCTGATTTTGTAAATTTGGACTCATCCCCCCACCAGAGGACAGCCTACCCGTTGCAGCGATGCATTGGTTGAAGTTGGCATGAAGTAGCCCATCTTCTCTAACACCACGCTTTATTCCTGCAACAAAACTATTTAAATAAGTAGACACGGCATGAAGTCGGGTAAGCATAGTTAGAAACTGTACGGCTTCTTCATTATCTTTACGAGATGCCTGTCTAATTAGACGCTGTATGCTTATCTTATCAGTCTTGAAGCCAAGTATAGATGCATCATTAGGGTTCTGAGGAGACAGCTTTAGCCCTGCTACTTCTCCCGTAGGCATATAGATAGCACCACTGGCCTTACAAGTCTTGCAGTTGGTTCTGTTTTTGTAAGGATCTCCTTGGACCCTGTACTTCTTGCCTAACTTAGTCTTAGTCTTCACCTTATACTTCTGCACCGACCCCACGCCTGTACAGTCAGGACACTGAACAGCTTTAGTTCTGTAGACTACCTGAGTGGTAGCCCTCACTGCATTAGTAAACTGCTTGGGAGTCATTCTAGGAGCCATCAGAGATTTACCTGCCTCATTAGTTCCTATGTTAAAGGTCTGTATGTGCGCCTCTCTATTTTTAACTTCCCGACTAAATATAACCCTAGTCATGTCAGCACCACTATCTAAATTGATAGGAGTATCCCCCATTACCTCTGATACTATATCGTTGAGGTTCTTTGTAAGTGTCTGCCTTTCCTCTTCAAACTCCTTCTCAACCTCTTCCAGTACAGACATATCTATCTTAGTGCCGTTTAGTTCAATGTCACACAAGAACATAAGCATGTCATTCATCTGTTTAATTACACTAAGTAGTGACCTGTTGTGTTCTTTCTCAAAGCTCTGCATCTGAGATAAGTATATTTCTCCACAAGTCTTTACGTCTGCAATACCATACTCAACTACATCGTCTAAAGGTATCTCAGAGAAACACATACCAGATTTAAACTTATCATCTATTAGATCAGACTTCTTATAGCTATCTGTCTTCCTTCTTATTGCTGTTTCTTTCAGGCTGATAGGAAGTCTCCTAGCTTTACTCAATACAAACTCTGCAATCATGGTGCAGAATATTTGATCAGGTAATTCAAACCCCATCTCAAGGAGCCATTCTACGTCAAACTTTGCATTGTGGACCACCAGTAAGTCAGCTTCTGCTAAATATTCTCTTAGCTGATCCCCACTGTCAGGCTCTATGCATTGGTTATGAAAGAACACTTCTATATTAACAAAGTCTACTGTAGTTTCCCCAAGCCATCCATACTGAGCCATAACAGCTTTATTTAATGGATTTTTAGGAGAGTTATCTATACGCCCATCCTTTCGGACAACCGTAGTTTCTAAATCAAGCACAAGTGTTTTCAAAAGTTTGGCTCCCCGTTCTCATCAAATATTGGAGTTTTGAAAGTGTAAGTTCTTTCAGGGAGATCTACTGGTCTAACGGGCTTTCTAACACCTAGTTGGTCTAGCCACATTTCTAATACTGGTGGCAGTCTATTTTCCATCACTTAATCCTTTAGGAGCATACACGGCTCCATTGTATTTAGATCCAGTTGCTTTTTTACCATCCTCTACACCAAAGTTACAACTTGCCAAAATTAATCCAGAGGCCATAATCCAGTAGAAGGTATACTTACACCACTTAAGAAATCCAATATAGGTTTCTTCTGCCTGTTTTTGTGCTTCTTCATTACTTATCATCACTATCTCTCCATACGGTTATTAATATAATTAAAACAAGAACTACTAATAAAATATCAAGCCACATATCTATTCCTATCTACATCTAGATTGACCATCACTGTACCATGCCAACCACTGATCTTATTCTTCATCACAGTAATCCATCTAGTGCTATCATCTGGATCATCTGGGCTGTCCATTTTGCCAAGCCCTAACATAATATCGGATTCTGCGGCCTTACCTAATTTTGATCCTTCCATCATAGACATGGTAATACGGGTCTTGCCTTCAGCCTCTGCACTAGCCTGAGATAAACCAAGGACCGCACAGTCATATGTCTTTGCTGCTTCACGCAGACGGTAGTATAACTCCCTAAGACGTTCATGTCCTGAGTTAAACTTCTCAGTCAAGGCTATCTTGTCAGCCATATCTACTATTACTACGTCAGCTTTCTCTTGGGCTAAGTAAGCCTCAAGTGTGGTAATGTCCCAACCTTGGGCATCTTGAAATATTAGCCTATCTTTAATCCCTGAGTATCTGGCGGCTGCATCTTCAGGTGTCTCAGAGATTTCATCCCTAGTCATTCCCGTGTAGGATTGTATGGCTCTAAGCTTGGTACGCTTACCAATCTCCTCATTAGCTATATAAACAACTTTAGCACCTTGTTGGCAGAAACCTGAAGGGGCTGCACAGAGGCTGATTGCAAATGCAGTTTTACCTACATTAGAATAGGCAGCTATAACACCAAACTCCCCTCTACCAATACCATATACTTCACGGCTCAAGGTGGGGATGTTAAATTGAAAACGGTTATCATCTGACACTACTGCTAGTAGTTCGTAGATATTGTCAGTTACCTTCTCTCCAAACTCATTAGTTGTGAAGTCACCCTGACATTTCTGAAGTAATTGCTTTAGGCTATCCATAGCCGTAATTTTACCTTCGTTAATCATTATGCCATAGTTAACTATCTCTGCACCAATGTCTTGCTGATACAGACGTTCGATTACTGTTGTAGATATTTCATCATCTATAGGTTCAGCATTGCCAATACTATTGATTATGTCTTCAATAGAATTGTCCCATGCCTGTGTAGATGTAGGATTTTTGGATTTCCAGTAGGAGAAGAGTTCTAGAGGTGTAATATCTTTACCAAACTTATCATGGCATTCAGATATACAGTTATATATTTCTCTAGTTTCTTCTTCGAAGAGAGAAGGTCTAAGCTTCCCTTTGTTTTCTTCGAAGAACAAATTTCTCAAACAGTTCTTCAGAAGTGAGTGGTTCATGTATTGGTCCTTATATTACTCAGCTAGGTTTCGATTGTAACATTATTGATCTAAAAATAAAAGCCCCTTAATTTGATCTTGGCTCAGATACTTTAGATCGTTAGATGGTATACGCATTTTAATATTTCTGTTCTGGTTCTTAACTATCTTAATAGATTTATTAGAAGCATCTCTATCAAGCACTAGGTATACATTTGCATACTGACTAAGCTTGATATTAAGATTATTAGTAAGAGTGGTTCCGCACATTGATATGCCCACTGTATTAGCTATTCTACTAACAGAACAAGCAGACGGAGTATCTTCTACTAAGATGGCAGTATCTCCACTACCTACAGATATTCCATCTGATACATCCCCGTAGGTTACCCACTTAGGTCCATAAGACTTTAGAGTACGTCCTACAGCGCCATTACTACCATAGAATATTACTCTTTCATCTGATGGACTGTATTTAATATCTATAAGGCTATTCTCATAAGCCTCTAAACTATTTACAGATCTAAGGTAATCAATCGCAGGATCATAGTTCTCTACTGAAGTAGTAATCTCTGGTAGAGGTTTTCCTTTTACTTCGCATGATGTAGAAGATGCTGACTTTATAAACTTTAACTTAGCTTTATCTATAGGAACCCTACCTCTAGATATTCCCCTCACATTGCATGATGCCCTGAAGCAGTTCCATAACAGTGAGCCATCTTCTTTTTTAAGAGAAAACTTCTTATACCCACCACAAGAAGGGCAAGTCATTATCTTTCTCTCGCCTTCTTTTATAGGTATAGAATTTATTACTAATAATTGTTCTTGGTAGGTCATTGGTCATGGTCCTTAGTTGTATATCACCTAGCGGCGATAGCCCAATTATACAGGCATAGAATTATTTGGCAAGTATTATTTTTGTCTCAGCTTTGGTTTTACTTTTGAAATAGTATTTGAATAGAATATGTGATTGCCTACTTTGCAAGTTTTGGTAAACGATTTACTCCAGTTGGGAGATACATAAGATGCGTGATAGTGTGTAGCCTCTCCCACACAACTTACTCTGATAGCTTCTGGGTGGTCTAGTATAGCTTCAGCCAATGCAAGAGACTTACGCCATGCGGCTCTCTCACGAGGCTTGTCACTCTTTCCATCCCAATACCAAGAGAATTGATCTTTCTGGGTTACTACTCCACAGACAGTATCAGGGTATTTCTCACTGGCTACTCTATTTAAAGTTACTTGCGCGACAGATATTTGAGACACTAGGTCTTCTGATCTAGCCTCGAAATATATGTTTAAGGCTAAACAAGTAAGTGATGCAGTTAATAACATTAGTTTAACCTCTCATAACCTTTCTTGGTTTTCATACACCAATGAGTTTCACCTATCTCTAATAGATTGAGTTTGGGGGGAAACAAGTTCCATCCCCAATCTGCTAATCTAGACTCTGCTTCACGGTCCTGTTTATTATTATAGACCGCAAAGACTTTAAACTTCTTTGAGTGATCTAATCCTAAACTTCTTACTCCGTGACACCTGTTCATTATTCTCCTACTCCTTTATGTCTGATACCGTGGTACTGACAGTATCCTAATGCTGCATACATTTCCTTATCTTTGCCATACTGATTGTCACCTATCTCAGCATATATTTCGTCAGTGACATCTTTCATATATAAACTGAACCAGTAGCCATCATCATCAGCCCAGTGAAAGCTCCGACCTTCATCTGCGGAAGAAACAAACGCTTGACCAATTAATTCAGTTAATCCACTGACAGCCCAAACTAACTCATGGTATCCTTTTTTAACTTTAGCCATTTATTTACCCCCATATATTCTTAGTAGTGTGTTACCTTTTGTATTCTTACCATTTTTATTTGGTTTTCTTGTACCTCTAATTGTAATATCTTTTATAGGACCAGACCTACCTCTGCGTGTTTTCAAAGGCACTTCATGTTGAACCTGAGTAATTCTTATTCCCTCTACTAAGTCAGGCTTTTGTAATCCCCATGCTACCATCCCAAGTTTTTTCTGGAACTGGTCAGCAGATTGTAAGTTGTCCACTTCTATATCTAAAACTATAATACCTCTTAATTTTGATTTAGCCATTAGCCAACTCCTTCTGATAAGTAAGGCCCTTGTAGAGCATCTTCTCAGCCTCAGACTTATCTCCACGCCTAAGAGTTTCATAGGCCCACTTGACCCACGAGTGACTATCTGGGTTTAATTGATCAGGGTGAGGGGCTGAAGTAACAATTTCTTGCCCAACAGCCCTCTCCCTTGATGCCCCTACTTCATGGCTATTTAACCAATCGATTAACTCCATTTTAGAAGTAGGTACGTCAACCTCTGTCCAATCACGGGGGAAGTTCTTCTGAGCATCTCTCTGAGTCCCTGCCCACTGGCCTTTACTGGATTTATACAGTCTCATAGTAAATCCCCCAAGAGTTTTACTACCTCATCATATTCAATGGCAGTATTGATACACACGGCAGACCTATCACCTTCACCTGAGTGAACACTGTGAAGCTCTGATACATTTAGTATCCATGCGTCCCCGTCTTCAGCTATGAAGCTATCTACCTCATCTACTTCATGCCATGCACAAACATAGCCACTGTCTTGATTAGGTAGACGGTGCTTAGAGGCTCCTTCTTTAGCTTTATGAAACGTAGTCGTGTATCCACCTGCTTTTGTATATATATTTATAACTGTATTAATACCGTTATCCACATGGGGCGGCACTTCATTATTAATAGCCATAAACTGAATACTAATTTTATCTTCAGGTAACCTAGATACAATCTCAGATATAGATGAAGTATCTACAAGAGCGTTGTTATAAGAGATGCCTTTGAACTTGCCATCAGCCACAACCCCAAATCGTACATGAAGATCTTTACCTTGCTCTGCATTTAATTGTTTAAAAGATTTTTTGATATGACAAAACATTAGTTATCTCCTGCTTCAATGACTACACCATCACATCCAGAGCAACTCTCTTTGAGTGAGGCTAATAAGTTAAGAAGGCTCTTGTAAGTTTGCCAATCTTTAGCCTTCTCCTTACTATCTAAATCATTAAGCCAATCAATCTGAGCATCAATCTGTTCTTTATATATCCAGTACTCACTATAACTTTCTAGCTTCTCGACTGTACCTTCTATAGGCTTCCAATTGTGGGCTTGAACCATATCAGTACTCATTCCTCTACTCTCCACACTCTAAAGGTTCCATCAGACTGCTTTCTTTCAGTAATATTAACTCCACATCTGCTCTTCAATGCTCTTGCGTGTTGTATATGTTTATCAGACAGTAATATACTGTCCCCTACTCTCATGGCTTCCATAACTTTTCTTAATTCACCTTTTGGGCGTCCACCTTTTGGAATAGGAATGTTTTTCTCTATTTTAATAGTATTTGTCATTTTAACTCCTCAACTTTTGCCAACAACATCTTCATAAAATTTAACAGTTGCTGCTCATATTCAAATGTAATCTGCCATTCATTGTCTGACGTTTTATTCCACAACTGGTAAAACCCAGAGTCAAAAGTGATTATAAAATTGTATCTCATGCTGCTACACACGATGAACAAATCTGTACGTCAAATCGTAAGCCTTGCATTTCATAAACAACCATCCCATTGTCTTTTTTAATCACATTGTCTGGTTTATGAGGGCTTCCTATAGATACACTCTTTTTTCTATATAAATCGCCCTTTGAAATTTTACTTTTACAAGAATAACATTTATAATTCTGTCTTGATTTTATCATTTTCATGCTGCATTCACCTTAAGCGAAGGGTATATATCTTCTATGTTTAGTTCCTCATGGTCATAAGGCAGAATAGATATACCAATGTAGCCTCTAAACATATCTAGATCTTTTCTTTTACATTCAGATGCCTCAATTAAGTTTTGATCTATCCACTTCGTTGTATCAGGGTCAGCTACCTCAGTGTTAAGGCCTTTGTAATAAACAAAACAAATAAAATCACCTTCTTTTGCATACTTAGCTAGGTGTTTAATAGACAGAAGCTTATCTCCACGAGGTCTGCGATACAGCTTTAGTGTAGAAGGTATGGGATCTTCAAGATAATATCCATGCCCAATGGCTGCACGATAGGTTACAGCCTGTCCACCTTGTAAGTTGTCATAAGTAATGGGCATCTCATCGTCAGCCCATTCAGTTACTTTCTTGTTAGCATCAATAATATATTTGTTAATCATCCTGTTAGTCACTTTGATCATGTGCATCTTGCACTCCTTTTAGTTAGTTGATGGAGCGCAGTGTACTACTTACTAAAACATCTGTCAAACTTTTTTTAATACTTGCGCGAGAAAACACATATACACGGTGCATAACACATACCAATACACATACATATACATACTAACCCCTCTGGGGAGAAACAGCGGAGCGAAAAAAAAAAAAAAAAAAAAAAAAAAAAAAAAAAAAAAAAAAAAAATTAAAATCTGAAAATTAATTAAATAAATAAATGGGGCCGAAATTATCTGTTTGCATTATTATATTAGATCGGTTAAAATTCGGTCACGGGCATTGTGCTCGAAAATCAACTTTGGAATAAGGACCAAAAAATATGAAAATGAAAAATCTGATGCACTTCGAAGTGAAAACTCACAAAGGCAATCATAATAATGTATTAGCTGAAAGTGTTAAAAACTTCTTAAATAAAGAGCGTTATTCTATCTCTTTAAATAAGAACGTAAAATATGCCGACATGGATTTAACGCAATTTATTAACTCAATTGCTAAAGATCTAGATATGAAAAAGGCCTCATAAACTGTGGAAATTGGTTTTCTATTACGGGCTAATCTCATTAATTGTGGATTTATCGAACGCAAACTTTTTTTAACATAGCAAAGTGAAACGGGCCTACTGGCCCGTAGTCTGGGAGCGATGTCTCAGGCCTGACGATCAATCAGCTATTTAAACAAACAACTAAGGACTAAAAAATGAATAACATTGTAGATATCAAATGGACACCTGAAACTAAATCAGTTGAAGGTCTATTGCCCTCTATCGATCAAGTAAACTTTAACGCTAAACATACGCCTCTATATATAATGCGAGACAGTGGAGCATTGGAGCAGCTTACTAAAGACCAAGGTCAGGCAGTTATCAGGACTGATACTGGAGCCTTTTTAGGGCGTACTGGTGGGCGCTATGGCATTGCTCAAAATCCTGAGATTAATGATGTATTATGTCAGGCCATCGAAACTGCTTTTAATAGATCAGACAGAAAAGATGTTGAGCTCAAGGAAAGCATTTCTGATGGTGGGGCGTTTAGTAAATGGACATATACCTTTCCATCATTAGGAGCCCCTATCAGGCAGTTAAGAGATGCCACTGGCTATAATGCTGCACGTTATGGGCAAGGCTACGCTGACACTTGGTTAAATTTCAGTATATCAATAGTGAATAGTTTTAATGGCCTTACACCTGTTTATGTTACCAGTGAGCATCAGGATGTTAGCTGTTTAAATAGCCTTACAATGTCTTTTAAGGACACTACACGCCTTAGACATTCAACTAATATCGATGTAACTAAATTGGCTGATTGGATGGAAAGCGAAGCATTAAACTTCAAAACCAAAATTGCTGTATGGCAGTCGTGGGCTGAAAAGAAAATTACTCCAGAACAGGCTGAGGAAACTTTAAAGCTTTGCGGAGTATCTGATAGGCTAACAAAACAGTTAATGCTGCAATTTGAGGAAGAGGCCTCGAAGCGATCTAGCACAGTGTGGGCCTTGGCTAGTTCTTTATCTTTTATGTCTACTCATAACTCTGAGCGTTTTGGAGTTCGAGGTTCAGCCAAAAAAGATAATGAGGCTAGATCATTACACGCCCGTCAAAATCAGGTCCTAAAAATTATGGACCAACCTGCATGGGCTGAGATGGCGGCTGCCTAATGGTTGCTCAAGTTCGTGATATCGATAGGAAGGCGATTATGGTTAGTCGAAGGCTAACCGCCTTGTCCAAAAAAGAGCGAAAAATTATTGAACGAATAAATCGCCTAGAAAAATATTTGAAGGCCTTGGGTACGAAAAATGAGGCCCTCTATACTCTAACTAAATAAATAGAACACCTCCCAAACTGGTCCCACTTAGGTGGGGCCTTTTTTTGTCTAAAATATGCTAATTTAGGGAAACGGGTTTTTATGACCTACACTAAGCAAAAGGCCTTTCGTTATTCTGGGGCCATCTGAGGGCCTCTCAGGTCTATTTAAATAAAGTTTGACGTTACATTAAAAATAATGGTAAGTATGGGTCACGGGCAGTGTGCCTGATAACCAACTTTTAGGAAGGACCAATATTATGAATACCAAACCTTTACCAAATTTACTTTTACATATTTATGAGGGCAACCTTTTAGAAAATGGCATGAAAGTAATTGAACTTAAAAAAGTAAAAGAAGGTGAATATTTCAAACGTAAATCTGATGCTAAAAAAGAATACATAAGAGGCCATTATAATCGGAAGAATGATTTTGGACCCGCCTCTTTTAGCTGTACTGATAGCGATGATATCGGGCGCTGCATCGAATTAAAACCATCCACAATTGTTTATGTGGAGGCCTACTAATGAATATCACCGAATTAGATCAAGACACATTAAAGAAACTTGGCCTTACTGAGGAATATAAGAAGGCTACCCGTAAACCTAGGGTCCAGAAATTTTCTAAAGAACAGGTACGCTCCAATGCTCTCAAGGCCTTGGGTCTACTGGCGTCATTTTCTCAGGATGAACGACGCAGAATTTTAAACCATGCACTCCAACTAAATGAGGTATAGACCATGACTATTTTTAACTGGCAGTTTAACAATGTATTTGATCCAACAAACTCTAATGAGGCGCTCGATTGGGAGCCTCAATTCTCTCAGGATATCGATGTAGACCAAGTACTATTGGATGAAGATATTAGAACTTTTAATATGGTGTTACCGCCACTGAGAAATCATCAGAAGCCACACACATGGGTACATCAACTCAATAGCTCTAGACCTTCGATGGTCACCTTGGATGATCCAGACGGGGAGTTGAACTGATGGACTATTACAAAATCAGTACTGGTCTGTCGTTTGAGATAGGAGCTAGTCACATCGATATGATGGCAAGGATGAATAAAGTTTCGAGCATCGATTTATTAGACTGCTATGGTCCCACTAATAGATTAATTACCATAGTGTCTAAAATTAGAAACCCAACAACTGAAGACCTTGCAGAGCTAGACCACTATTACTCTAAAAGAAATTGTCTTTATCTCGAACTACAGAAACGATTAAAGGCCCTCGATGCATCTTAATCCTTAACTAAATAAATAACTGGGGCCTTCGGGCCTCTTTTTTTTGTCTTACACCTAGATTTAAATATAACCTGAGAAGCTCTCACAAGCTCACTGAGTAGGGTAAAGGCTCACGGGTATAATTATAGCTTAGAATGTTTGCTATCCTACACGGCTATTATATGAGCTCTCAGAGCATAGTACTTTACAGCATACCAGCGCAATACATGCACCAAGTAGGCCTACGCTCCGCGTTATTTAAACTGTCAAAGGCTAATGCTGCACGGGCTACAGGCCAGTATTCTATTTAAATAGTTAGCTTAAACTTTTTTCTGGAAGCTTCGAGCCTTTTAGTTTTCAGATTTAGAGCCAGTTTATTTAATTAGGTATACATTAAAATTTTTTATCTATTTAAATTTGTAAGGCCTGATATCTTTTTACAAATAACCTACTGATTTAATTGGCTAAAATCACAATACTTTAAAAATTTGTTAACTATTTAAACAACAATTAGCGAGGGTACACGACTGCCACCCCCACCGTACACGGGTGCGTATACAGCCACGGCATAATTTTAGAATTTTACAACAGTAAACCACTACAGTAGTTTTTTAGAATTATAAAACTGTAAAGTTTCTATATGTAGTATGTAATTAGATTATTTATACCATGTAAGGTTGACATAAGTTATTTGTTTTGATAGAGTGTGTATAAGGCGTAATATAGGGATTGAAATATGGCCGACGATATTGGGCAAGATGCTAATATATTTCCAGAGGGCATTCCTCTATTTGTAGATACATTCTTAGAGCATGATGCAGAGGGTGTATTACAGCATGAGACTACTCTTTCAATAGAAGGGGAAGATGATGTAGTTGTCTCTAAAGGATTCTACGAGATTATAGATGATGTAAAAGAAGAACACATAGATAATCAAGATTATAAGTCGCTATATGACTTAGCAGCGGATTTAACTAGAGAAGCTGAGAGGTTACGGGAAGAAGCGGATAGAATAGAGAACAGTACTAGAAGCGTAGCTGATCTATTTAACGCTAATGTCTCAACCTGACTTATTTGGATGGGCTGAACTACCTGTTGAGAAGGTAGATTCTAAGGTTTGTATTAAGTGCAAAGAAGACAAACCCCTATCCGCATACTCTAATAGCTCTGGGGCTAAATATAAGCGTCCTGAGTGTAAGGAGTGCAACAGGGAGCTTACTAAGATAAGAGATGGCCTTAGAGCTACCTACGGTATGCCTGACGAGGGCTACAGGTGTCCTATCTGTAGGAGAGGGGCTGAAGAGGTAAAAGGCAAGGGAGGGAAGAACAACGGCCCTTGGGTTTTAGATCACTGCCATAAGACTAATGAATTTAGAGGATGGCTTTGTCACAACTGCAACAGAGGGCTTGGGGCTTTTGAGGATGACCTTATGAGAATACTCAAGGCTGCAGTATATGTAGAGAATGCATAACGGGTATGGTTGGTCCTTACTACCTAGTTATGTAGCTCCTTGGTATAATGCTTATAGTGTTTATCAAGGAGCATTATAATGTTAAGACGATTACTACATAGATGGGAAGAATACCAGAAGCGAAGAGTAGCCTACTGGCAACTACAGAATTTAACTGATCAAGAACTAAATGATATTGGCATAAACCGTGGGGATATATATAGGGTGACCTACAAATCCCCTACTAGGTGAAGGCAGTAGCTTACCTAATTATTTTAGTATTAATTCTTGATTTGGGAGATGGCGGCAGAGGGCTTAGAGTAAATTACTATAAGTATACTACTCCCCATACTAGGGGGACTTAGAGGATATACTATATAGTAGCCCTCTCAACCGACAATTCATTATACCACTAGAACGCGAGTTCGTCAATATAAAATACACTTAATTAGGTGATTGCCTTATCCTTAAACATCTGGTATAATGTATGGGTAGGCTTTTACAGGAAGTTCTATGTCCCTTAATTTATACTATATCAGAGCCGCAATAGAAGCTCGAACAGGACAGAGGTTGTCCTTTGATAAAATAAAGCAGTACCTTGTAGAAGAACAGTTAATTACTGAGCAAGAGATAAAAGCTAACCCTATGGCGCATGAGTTTGCAGGGTATGGCAGATACTACTTCTACACCCCTGAAACCAAGAACGACTTTACTGTCGCTGTACCCAATGACCCTAAGTCTTATTTAAATAGAGATGCTAGGGAATACTTTGTAGAGGAAGAATTTGATGAAATCTAAAATGGCAAACTGTGGAGCCAGTGTACCACCTGCAAATATGTATGGTGGAGGAATGGCTATGAAGAAAAAGAAGAAGAAGTCTATGTCTTACAACATGGGCGGTATGCCTATGAAGACGAAGAAGAAAGAAAACATGGGCATGGCGCGTGGAAACATGGGCATCAAGAACAAGTAGTTCTTATTGTCACCAACTAAGACCAAGGACTGATAAATGTTAGCGGAACTAGCTGCCTGTTCAGCGGCATACAGCACTATCAAGAAGGCTATACAGCAGGGCAGGGAGCTAGTGGATGTAGGTAAATCCATTGGAACCTTTGTCTCTGCAGAAGAAGATCTAAAGGCAAAAGTTGAGAAGAAGAAGAACAGCGTATTTACTAAGGTCTTAGGTAAGGCAGGAGATGACTTCGAAGAGTTTCTTGCATTAGATAAACTAAAGGAACAAAAGCGTGAGTTAGAGTCTCATATGAGATTATATGCAAGACCCGGAATGTATGATGATTGGGTGGCTTATCAGGCTCAGATGAGGAGACAGCGCAAGGAAGCCCTTAGAATAAAGCAGAAGGAAGCAGAAGAACTTAGAGAGATGCTAACTTGGATTTTCATTGTTGTAGTTATCTGGGGCGGTATTTGTGGTGTTGCATATTGGTGGTTTTTTAGTTAATGTGGTTTCTAGTTTGGTTACAGTTCATGCATGGTGAGTTTGAATATTATCATATTGCTACATATGGATCTAAAGAAATATGTCAGGCAGAATTACTTAAATCCAAAGTTCTTATTACAAACTCAGCCAGTTCAGTAGAATGTTTTGAGGTAGATCGCGGTGGCAACTAGAATAAACAAAGCTAAGATGGCCTGTAACAAACCCCGTAGAACTTCGGGTGGGTCCAAGAAGTTTGTGGTCAAGGCCTGTAAGAATGGCAAAGAGAAGATAATTCGCTTCGGGGACCCAAATATGAAAATTAAGAAGAGCAATCCTAAGAGGCGTAAGTCTTTCAGAGCTAGGCACAAGTGTGACACAGCCAAGGATAAATTTACAGCAAGATATTGGTCCTGCAAGAAGTGGTGATATAATGGGAAAAGAACAAAAGCATTATAAAAGAGATGGCACACTCTATACAGGTGGCACTCACAAGATGTCTAACGGAACTCTGCATACAGGTAAGAACCACACAGCAAACAGCCAGAAGTTGTTTCACATGAAAGACCTTAGTCAAAAAGCCCAAAAGAAAGCAAAATCAAAGATGAGTGCTTATGTTGGTGGCATGGCTATGAAGAAAAAGAAGAAGACCTAGTATGGCTGCTAGAGTTAAGAAGAAGTCTACCCCTAAGAAGAAGGCTACTAAGAAGGATGCCTGTTACCATAAAGTAAAGAGGGCGTACACCAAGAATGGTGGAACGTGGCCTTCAGCGTATGGTTCAGGGGCCTTAGTAAAATGTAGGAAAGTAGGGGCTAAGAATTGGGGCAAGAAGAGTAGGGCAACTTAATATGGGCAGATTAACTAAGAAGCAGCAAAAGATTGCAAAGGCTGCTCCTCCTAAAAACAAGATAACTGGTGCAGACTTTTCAAAGCTAAGAAAGCGCAAAACTAATGGCGGCAAGAAAAAAGTCTAACAGCTTAAAGACTTGGTTTTCACAGAATAACGGCAAGGGGTGGGTGGACTGCAAGACAGGAAAACCCTGTGGACGTAAATCTAGAACTAAGAGTAAAAGGGGCTACCCTGCCTGTAGGCCTACGATGGCTCAGTGTAAGACTGCTAAAGCTAAGACAGCCGCAAAGAAGAAGACTTCTAAGAAGAGAGTAAATTGGAAAAAGTAGTTAAAAGCTACCAAGTCATACAAAAAGATAATGGAAAATATGTAGTGTATGATAGTGAAGGTAAAGTAGTGATAGTGACCACCTCAAAGAGTATTTGCAAGAAACTTGCGGAGGATAAATAAATGATCTTTGGAGTGTTAATGGCTTGTATGAACCCTGTGGATGCATCTTCTTGCACAGTGGTTTTTTATGACCAACAACAATTTACAACTATGCAGGAATGTCAGGCCCAGATGAATGACTTTGCCAGATATGCTGCTACAAACTATAGACTAATTACTAGGCCTTACTGTTTTGAGGCTCCCGACCACTCAGTATAAGGACCACGACCATGACCGAAGACCGACTAAATCGTATTGAGAAGCATCTAGATAAAATGTCTGCCGCTATGGTTGACATGGCCCGTATGGAAGAGCGTATGGTTACTGCGTTTAAACGTATGGATAATATAGTTGAATATCAAAAGAAAGCAGATGACCGACTTGATGAGATGGAAAAACAGGCCATAGCCAGAGGACAGAAGATAGCTTTTGCAGAACGTATATTCTGGATGGTTTGTACTGGGGCAGTCGGTCTTGCATTTGTTTATTTAAGGTAGTAAAATGGACGATAAGAAAGAATTAACAGAGAAACAGGCTTTATTTCTAGAACTTCTTATGGCCCCTGAGATACGGGGAGATATAAGACGCGCCATGAGAGAAGCAGGTTATGCCGACACCACCAGTATTAATTCAGTGGTAGGGCCTCTACAAAAGGAAATCAATGAGAAGGCATCTATGTTACTAGCCATGAACGCCCCACGAGCCGCTTGGGGAATGGTAGATGTTTTAAATGACCCTGCAGCAATGGGAGCCAGAAACTCTATAGCAGCAGCTTCTCAGATACTAGACCGCACTGGGTTGATTAAGAAAGAACAAATTGAAGTAAACAATACAGGCGGTGCGATGTTTATACTCCCACCGAAAAACGACAGTGACAATCTGGTTGAACAAGACGAGGCCTAACAAAACTGCTAAGATACCTTATGCTTATAAGGCTTCAGAAGATGATCCACTAGTACTGGTTCCCGATGAAGAAAAGGCAGTGTTTGTTGAAGAGGCGCTAGACTATCTGGAACAGGGACATTCCTCCAGAAAAGCTGCAGCGTGGTTGGCTTCTAAGACAGGTGATAAAATAAGTCACCAAGGATTGATACATATATGGCGTGACCGTAGAGGTAAGGAGTCAGACAACCCCTCAAAAGTTTTGGCGCAGAGAGACAAAGACAACCGCAAACGTAAGCCTAAGACTTCTAAAGATAAGAAGATGGCTGCAGCCAAACGTAAGCAGACAGATGCAAAGCGTAGGCTTACAATGGCTAAGAAGAAGCTAGATGAGCTTACGCCCAAAGAAGAGACTGTTACTGAAAGTTTAGATTTTTCAGTAATCAAGTCAAAGCAACAAGAACAAGAGGTAGTATTTTCTCCCAATGCAGGGCCGCAGACAGAGTTCCTTGCAGCGTCAGAAAGAGAAGTACTATATGGTGGAGCCGCAGGTGGGGGCAAGAGTTACGGCCTACTTGCTGATCCTATGCGTTATTTTGATAATCCTAATTTTAATGGGCTTATTCTTAGACGGACTAACGATGAACTTAGGGAGCTAATATTTAAATCTCAGGGATTATACCCAAGAGCATTTAAGGGCGCTAAGTGGCAGGAGAAGAAGTCTCAGTGGACATTTCCCAGTGGGGCTAAACTATGGCTTACCTATCTAGAGCGTGACCAAGACGTACTACGTTATCAAGGTCAGTCATTTAGTTATATAGCTGTAGATGAGTTGACTCAATATGCCACTAGCTTTGCGTGGAATTACCTTCGCTCACGGCTTCGTACTACAGATTCTACGTTACCTATATATATGAGGGCTACTACTAACCCCGGAGGTATAGGACATGGATGGGTAAAAAGAACCTTTATTGATCCTGCCCCCTCTAACAGAAAGTTTATAGCCACCAACATAGAAACGGGAGAAGAGTTAGTATACCCAGAAGGACACGCCAAGGAAGGAGAGCCACTATTTTACCGTAGGTTTATACCTGCTAGTTTGCAGGATAATCCATACCTCATGGAGAGTGGTCAGTATGAGGCTAACTTGCTATCTCTACCAGAGATGCAGCGTAGGCAGTTATTAGAAGGTGATTGGGGAGTAGCAGATGGAGCAGCTTTTCCAGAGTTTAGGCAAAAAGATCACGTTGTTGAACCATATGATATTCCGACTGATTGGACCAGATTCAGGTCATGTGATTATGGCTATTCTAGTTTTAGCTCAGTTCATTGGTTTGCTATTGACCCTTCGTACGACACCTTAGTTTGTTACAGAGAACTATATGTGTCTAAACACACAGGCCGTGATTTAGCCAGAGCCGTAATGGAAGCTGAAGGCGGTGAGAAGATACAGTACGGAGTACTAGATAGCTCTTGTTGGCATCAACGAGGGCAAATTGGCCCATCTATAGCAGAGGAAATGATATCTCAGGGATGTAGGTGGAGGCCTAGTGATAGAAGTAATGGATCTAGGGCAGCAGGTAAAAACAGATTACATGAGCTTCTTAAAGTAGATGAAGTAACAGGAATAGCAGGAATACAATTTTTTAACACCTGTAGGCAAGTTATAGCAGATTTACCTATAATTCCTTCGGACCCTAAAGGTGGAGATGACATTGACGCTAGAACTTCTCAACAGAGGCATACATACGACTCAATTCGGTATGCAGCAATGAGCCGACCAAAGGCATTTTCTCCCTTTGATATGGGCAACGGCATACCTCAACAAAGTTGGCAACCTGCCGACCCAATTTTTGGATACTAAATATGGCATTAATGGACAAACCTTTACCTGAAGACGCAATAGACACTAGTTTAGCTATGTCTGTAGAAGAAGATGGTAACGCAGAAGAGCAAAATATTGAGCTTTCTAACACAGTTGCCTACATAAAAAGTCAATATGAACGAGCAAAAGACGCTAGGTTGTCTGATGAAGATCGTTGGCTAGATGCATATAGAAATTATAGGGGGGTTTATAGCTCTGAAGTACAATTTACAGAGACTGAGAAGT